AGATATGTTTTACCTTATATTTTTGGTGTTGGTTGTGTCATTGCAGGTTATGATTGGTTATTTGTATTTGGTGCTTTAACATTTTATTATATGATAGTTACTCAAACATTTAATCTAAAAAAATTAATTAAATATGTTGACTGGAAAATCGTGGCGTGGGTCGCAGGTATTATTTTTGCGTCAAACTTAATTAGGTCAGAAACGGAAACCATTAATACCTTTCTAGGACAAACAGGACTAGACATTAATACGGTATTTGGGTTTGTTACAATTACACTATTGAGTTTTTTGGGGGCCTTTGCATTAGGTTCTTCTAGTAGATTCGGAGCAATAACGGTAATATTAACTTCTATATATGGTATAGAATATTTACCATGGTTCTTTGCTGTTGATTTTGCAGGTTATATTTTATCACCTATGCACAAATGCGTGGCAATTGGTAAGATGTATTTTGGAACCAAGTTATCCGATTATGCTAAGTTGTTGGCAGGTTGGGCTTTAGTATTAGTAACAACTTCAGGAGTTATGTTATATGTCTGATAGTAAAGAAGATTATAAAGGTATAAAAGAGGCAACATGGGAACACCATAAGAATGCCGAAAGACAAGAGTTTGTAAAAGTATTAATGAGTGGTGAAATACCAAAAGATTTGTACGCTACATATTTGTACAATCAACAAAAAATGTACACTACTTTAGAATATCATGCTAGAGTGAATGGTCTATTTGAACATTTACCTGGTGTAGAGAGAAATGAAGCAATCTATAAAGATTTTGTAGAGTTATGGGATAAAGAAGAAAAACCTATACTTACAGAATCAACATTAGCTTACTGTTCACATATCGAAAATATTAAAGATGACCCGGAGAAGTTGATGGCACATATCTATGTTCGCCACATGGGAGACTTATCTGGTGGACAAATGATTAGTAAAAAAGTACCTGGCGCTGGTATGATGTATAGATTTAGAAACCCTAATGAGTGTAAACGCACCATTAGGGAACAAATTAAAAGATACTATGACAGTTATCAATCAAACATAGTTATGGAAGCACGATTGTGTTTTGACTATGCAACTAAACTATTTGGAGAATTACATGAGCTCAGTATGGCCAAGACTGATTAAATTATCAGAAGAAATAATCGAAGTAATAGATAAAAATATGACCGAGTACCAAGAACCTGGTATGGATAGATTTAATAATGATACATGGACAAATAGAACATGGAAGAGTAATAGTATCAGACGAGCTCATGTGGATATAGTTGATGTAAGGGAACAAAAGAAAATGTGGATGGCTCACATATGTTTATTTCCTGAATTGACAAATGGTGGACCAATTTATGGTTTCGATATAATAGCGGGAGAGAATAAAGTAACAGGCGCTTTTCACGATTTCAGTCCATTGTTAAACAAAGAACACCCTTTAACTAATTGGTTTGTAGAGGAAAACAAGTGGTTTAAACCAAGTAAAGAAAGAGAATTACCTGATTGGGCAAAGAGAATTTTTAGTCCAGGAATGATAGCTGCTGGTAATGTAAAGGCAGGTGAAGAGTTAGAACAAATATGTACTTTAGCAGTCAGTAACCTAAATAATTACATAGATAAGATAGGCAACCATACAGGAGAGGCCAAAAGAGAAGATGTAATAGAAGCACAAAACTTCTATTGCGACAATCAACAGAAAAATCCACATACTCCGAGAGTGATGTTATCACTAGGTTTAGAAGAAAAAGATGTAAAATTGTTCTGTTCCGATAACCTCTTTCCATTAATCTTATAAATATAGGGTAGAAGGAAACAATTATGGCCACACCATCAAGTAGAGACAACTTAAAAGAGTATGCTTTAAGAGCGTTGGGTAAACCTGTCATTGAGATAAATGTAGATGACGACCAAGTAGATGATAGAATAGACGAAGGATTACAATACTTTGCTCAGTTCCACTATGACGCTATTAGAAGAACATATTTAAAATACAAGTACACACAAGCAGACAAAGACCGTATGACGGTGGATGGTTCGGCTGAAAGTGTTACCAAAAATTCAGTAACAACAAGCTGGACAGAAGGACAAAATTTTCTTGTAGTTCCAGAGAGTGTTGTATCAGTTATTAATATCTTTCCATTTTCTAACAAAGGAAACTTAAACCTTTTTGATGTTAGATATCAATTAAGATTAAATGACTTGTATGATTTCTCATCAACATCTATTATCAACTATGATGTAGTATTAAGACATTTAGATTTCCTTGACCACATTTTAGTTGGTGAAAAACCTTATAGATTTAATCAACATGACAATAGACTTTATATTGACATGGATTGGAAAAATGATTTAGCAGTTGACGAATACCTAGTAATAGAATGTTATAGAAAATTAGACCCTACAGTTTATACAGATGTATATAATGACATACACTTAAAAAGATATGTTACAGCATTAATTAAAAAACAATGGGGAGCAAACCTATCTAAATTTAACGGAGTAGCAATGATTGGTGGAGTATCTCTAAATGGACAACAGATATTTTCTGAAGCTCTAACAGATTTAGAAAAATTAGAAAACGATATCAGAAGTACATTTGAGCTCAACCCAGCAATGATGATAGGATAAAAAAACCATGCCGGTTAATCATTACTTTCAAGCAGGCAATGGAATAGGCGAAACCTCCGAAAAAAGATTACATGAAGATTTAATCATTGAAGGTTTAAAAATATACGGACATGATGTATATTACCTGCCTAGAACACTTGTCAATAGAGACCTAGTATTAGGGGAAGATACCTCTAGTAGGTTTGATGACTCTTATATGTTAGAGGGTTATTTTGAAAGTACAGAAGGATTTTCAGGTCAACAAGAATTAATTAATAAGTTTGGTTTAGAGATAAGAGACGATATTACTTTTACTATTGCTAAACGAAGATGGCAAGACCAAGTTGATTCTCGCCACACAATGATAGTTGAAGGCCGTCCAAACGAGGGCGATATTATCTTTGTACCTTTTATGAATAGTTTTTTTGAAATACTATTTGTTGAAGACCAAGAGCCATTCTACCAATTAGGTAACTTACCAGTTTACAAATTAAAACTAACTAGATTTGAATATTCTAGTGAAGAGATTAATACAGGTCAAGAAGAGATTGATAAGGCTGAGGATAAGTATTCATTAGATACTTTAAACTACCAATTCCAATTAGAATTTGGTACTGAAGCTGAAACAGGAAGAGGTAACTTGCAACTAGAAGATTATCACAATGACGCAACTAATAAACCATCATTCCTTATTAATGAAAGCTTTACAGCGGCTGTATTACAAACACAATCTACATATGCAGAAAATTTAGATTTAGATACGGCAGCCGGTTTTGATACATCTTCTGTAAGTGATGACATATTAGACTTTACAGAAACAAATCCTTTTGGGGAGGTTAATACATAATGGATAGAGATAGAACAAAACAATTAGTAGAACATACTAATAAAGTTAATTTAAAGAAAAAAGAATTAGAACTTTCTAAAAATTTAAGACAAGAAGTTGATATTGGTGCTACAGGCACACAAAGATATAGAATTAAAAAAGGACCTAATAAAGGAAAAATACTATAATGTTTGGAAATCATTTCTATAATGAGGGTATGAGAAGATTGACCATTGCATTTGGTCAGATTTTTAATAATATCATAGTACAAAATACTTCCTCTACAGGTGCTGTTACTAAAAGAATTAGAGTGCCATTAGCATATGCACCTAAAGAAAAGTTTTTAGTTAGACTAGACCAACAACCAGATTTAGATGATAGAGAATTTGCAATTGTATTACCTAGAATGGGATTTGAAATTGCAGGTCTACAATATGACCCTACTAGAAAATTAACTAGAGTAAACAAATTTAAAAAAGTACATACAAGAACAGGTGCTACAGGTAAACAAATGGACTTTAATTATACACCAGTACCTTATAATATTAATTACAATCTTTATATTTTTACTGCTACTGCTGAAAATGGTTTACAGATTACTGAACAAATATTACCATTCTTTCAACCAGATTATACGGTATCAGTTAACATGATACCTGATTTAAATATCAAGCGTGATGTACCTATCATTTTAAATAGTGTAAATTACGAAGACAGTTATAGTGGCGATTTCAATACTAGAAGAGCAGTTATCTATAGTTTAAACTTTACTGCTAAAACATATCTGTACGGACCTAGTAATACGCAAGGTATTATTAAAGAAACACAAGCTGATTTATATTCTGATACAGATACAGTAAACAAAGCAAGAGAAGAAAGAATTACAGTCGTACCAAATCCTACAAGTGCTGACGCTGATGATGATTTTGGTTTTACAACAACGATTAGTTTCTTTACTGATACAAAGAAATATAATCCAACTACAGATTCGGATAGTTAAACATGAGTGAATTAGATAATAAAGTGAATGAAATTTTAGGTGTAAAAGTTGAAACAAAAGATATGGACATTACATCTTTACCAATGACAGACGATAAACCTTTGGTAGAAAGAAAAGACGACCCTAAAAAAGACGATATAGATAATGATTATGAATATAGTAGAGACAACTATAATGCTTTGATTGAAAAAGGTCAAGCAGCTATAGATGGCATACTAGAAATAGCAAGGGAAGGGCAACACCCGAGAGCGTATGAAGTAGTTGGTCAATTAATTGGTAGCGTTGGTA